GAGATTTAAAGTGGGGTAGAGAATAATGGGTTTTTTTAGTAGTATTTTTAAAGCTATAACAAGTATTGTTACTGATGTTATTAGTTGGATAATTCCTGTTCCTGATATTCCTGATATTGGTCAGAATGAATTTGAAAAAGGAATTTTAGTTAATAAAGAATCTAATAACGCATCTATTCCTGTAGTTTATGGAACAAGATTACTAGGTGGAACTAGAGTATTTATAGAGGTTGAGGGAAACACCAATCAATATTTATATATTTGTTTAGTATTATGCGAAGGAGAAATTAATAATATTTTAAAAGTTAAAGTTGATGATAGTGATGTAACCTTTGATGCAGATTTTCAACATGGTGTAACTGTAACTTCTAATGATGAAAGATTTGGAACAAATATAAAAGTACAGCCATTTTTCGGTAAAGAAGATCAAGTACAATCCACATTATTAAATGAAGATAATAATTGGAATGATAATGCAAATAGAAAATTAAAAGGCATTTGTTATCTTGCTATACGTTTAGAGTGGGATCAGGACAAGTTTTCTAGCATACCAAAAATCCAAGCAGAAGTAGAAGGTAAAAAAGTTCCTGTCATAAATTCTAATTTAACTATTACAGAAAACACATATTCAAACAATCCTGTATTTTGTTTATTAGATTATTTAACTAATGAAAAATATGGTAAAGGAATTAACTATGGAGATATTGATAGACAAAGTTTTTATGATGCCTCTGTTGTAGCAGATCAAGAAGTCACTCCTTTTAGTGGTGCAAGTAATATTCCTCAATTTAGTTTAAATTTTGTTTTAGATACAAGTAATAAAATTTTAGATAATGTTAAATTTATCCTAAGAGGTATGAGAGGATTTTTACCTTATTCAGAGGGTTTATATAGATTAGTAATAGAAACAACAGGCACATCTATTTTATCATTAAGCAAAGATAATATTATTGGTGGTGTTAAATTATTAAGTGAGAAAAAGAACTCAAAATATAACAGAATTAATATTGACTACATATCGCCAGAAAAAAATTATGAAAAAGATACTTTAGTATATCCTGAAACTGATGCAGAACATCAAACATTAAAAACAGCAGATGGTGGATTTTTACAAGAATTAAATTTAGATTTAAACATGATTACAAACCCTTATCAAGCATTACAGTTTGGTAAAATAGTTTTAAACAGAAGTAGAAACCAATTAACTGTAGAATGTACTGCAACTTATGAAGCTATGAACTTAGCAGTAGGAGATATTGTAGATTTAACAGATGATATATTAGGCATGAGTGCTAAACCTTTTAGAGTAATTGGTTTGTCTATTAACTTTGATTATACTGTTCAATTATCTTTAGTAGAGCATCAAGATGCGTGGTATATATTTGATGAAAAGCAAGAAGTCGCTATTGTTCCTGATACTAATTTACCAAATCCATTTAGTGTAAGACCACCAGCAAATATAACTTTGAGTGATGAATTAATTGCATACAATGATGGTACAGTTATTGTTGCTTTAAATATTGCTATAACACCTTCTACTGATAATTTTGTTTATGAGTATCAAGTAGAATATAAAAAATCTACTGAATCAGAATATAAAGTTCATGCAAAAGGTTCTATATTAAATCAAAGAGTTTTAAACGTAATTGACCAACAACGATATGACGTAAGGGTTAAAGCTATTAACAGTTTAGGAGTATCTTCTACTTATATAACAGAAACAAATTATTTAGTTGTAGGTCAAGTTGCACCACCTTCAGATGTTGAAGAATTTTCTGTAAATATAATTGGTAAAGAGGCTCATTTATCATGGGAACAAATAGCTGATCTTGACCTTGCATATTATCAAATTAGATATTCAACACTATTAACAGGTGCTAGTTGGCAGAACTCTGTATCATTAGTAGAAAAAGTATCAAGACCAGCAACATCAATTTCAGTTCCAGCTTTAAAAGGAACTTATCTTATTAAAGCATTTGATAAATTAGGAAATGCTAGTGTTAATGCTTCTTTAATTAATACTAATATTGCACAAATTGGAAACTTTAATGCAGTAGTAACACAAACAGAAGACCCAACATTTACTGGAACAAAAACTAACTGTAGTGTTGTAGATGGCACTTTAAAATTAGATAATATTGCTTCAGATGGTATTTATGAATTTAGTTCTGTTATTGATTTAGGTGGAATATTTACAAGTAGAGTTACAGCAATATTAGAACAATTTTCTGCTGACCCTGATGATTTATTTGATGATGGTAGAGGATACACAAATTTTGAAGATGTACCCACAAACATTTTATTTGATGGTGCAATTCCACAAGGTGCAAAAGCTATATTACAAATAGCAATTTCTGATGATAATGTAACTTATACATCTTTTAAAAACTTTGTAATAGGAGATTACACAGCACGTTATTATAAATTTAGATTAATTTTATCTTCAAGAGATGCTAGTTCAATTCCTGTTGTATCAGGTTGTGAAGTTGTGGTTGATATGGAAGACAGAGTGATAAGTGGAGATGACATAGCAAGTGGAACAAGCACAAAATCTATTACATTTTCTAGTCCTTTTAAATCTACTACTTATGCGATTGGAATATCTGCTCAAAATATGTCTTCTGGCGATTTTTATGAAATTACTAACAAAACATCATCTGGCTTTGATATTGCTTTTAAAGATAGTAGTAGTACAATTATTGATAAGACATTTGACTTTATTGCAAAGGGGTACTAAAAGAACTTATGGCTCAACACGATTATGTAATAGCAAACCAACCATTTCCATCATATAGGAATGACCACAATAACAGCTTATCTGCTGTTGTTTCTAAAAATAGTGGTGCATCAGAACCTTCAACAACTTATGCTTATCAATGGTGGTATGATACAACAAATGATATTTTAAAAATAAGAAATGCTGATAATGATGCTTGGATTAACTTTGCGTCATTCGATCAAAGTAATGACAATTTTTCTTTAACAGTACAAGATTTAACAGTTAATGGAACTGGGGTAATTCCATCAGGAACTAAGATGTTATTTCAACAAACATCTGCACCAACAGGATTCACTAAATTAACAACACATAATAACAAAGCATTAAGAGTAGTAAGTGGAACAGCATCTACAGGTGGAACTAACTCTTTTACAAATGCTTTTAATTCTTCAAAAACTGTAAGTGGTACAACAGGAACTTCATCTGTTACTATTTCAGGAACTACTGCATCACATACTTTAACAACAAGTCAAATACCAGCACACACTCACTATATTGCTAATACAGATAATAACTTTCCAACTACTTTAGCAAGTAATACAGATTTTACAGTTACAGCAAACAGTAATGGTGGTGCTGGAAATAACGACTACATTATGTTCGCTAGTAATAATAATACAACTAATTTAGCTGGTAAAACAAGTTCTACTGGTGGAAGTTCAGGACACACTCACAATATTAGTGTTACATCAGGAAGTCATGCTCATTCATTTAGCGATAGTTTTAATTTAGATGTTCAATATGTAGATTTAATTATAGCAGAAAAAGATTAATGAAATTAGAAATTAAAGATAATTGTCCATTAAATAATTTTAAACCTTGTAAAAAATTTGATTGCAATTGGTTTATACAAGTAAGAGGAACAAATCCTCAAACTGGAAAAGAACAAGATGAATATGGTTGTGCAATTTCTTATCTTCCGTTATTAATGATAGAAAATTCACAACAAACAAGACAAACAGGTTCTGCTATTGAAAGTTTTAGAAATGAAATGGTACAAGCAAATTTAAACTCTATGAAAGTATTATTAAGTAATAAAGTAATGCAAAAAATTGAAAAAAAGGATAATATATAAAAATGGCACAAGATGGAACAACTGCTGGTGGGTCTAGTTATACTATAGATAATGTTACGTTTCCTGTTGGAAGAACGAAACTACAATCTATATTTGATGCTATTCGTAGTACCAATATAGGAAATACTGCACCTGATCTTGTTGCTGGACAATTTTGGATTGACAACAATACACC